TGACTTTCCTTAAAAGGGGATTCGTATGGCGGGAAGATTTAGGACATTGGGTAGCTCCTCTGGATAAATCTTCTATCATGAAATCTTTATTATGGTCACTTCCTAGTAAAGTAGTTTCATCCGATACACAATTCACGGAGAGTTGTATATCCGCTAATAGAGAATTATTCTTTCACTATAAAAAAGAAGAGTTCGAAATTAGCCGAATTAAGTTAATTAATCTTGTTATTAGAGAAACGACGCATGACAGACAATGACTTAACGAATTATTCTTAACTTATGATCAACTTGTTAGTAGTCTTTATGATACTGCAGATGTTAATAAGAAAGATTAATTCACCCCGGGCAATCTTAGAAGAGTCCATTAAACCAAATCTAGGGATAATAATTAGTTACACGGTTTTGTACTATACTATCAAATAACTATTACCGAAGGAATTATTATTTATCATCAAGAGGCAATCCCTCATTATCGTATTTACGAAGGATTTTGGTGAGTCCACAAATTGATAAAATGCTAGCGAGTATGAGTCAACTCGTTATGTAACCTACCGACTTACTGAAAATATTATTATAAAGCCCTCTGCGGAGGCAGTCTTTTACGAGACGGAAAAGATTCCTTTAATTATGAGGGGATCTACACTGGCCATATTAAATGGCCGCAAAGATTGGCGGAGTAATTTATCTACTTCCCGATCATATTATAAAATGCGAGACTATTTATGTAAAATAGAAAATCAACGTCTCACAGATGAATATTATGTAAAATTAAAAGATAAAAAAGATGCTAAACGAGCACGACGAGTAAGGAATCCTGCAGTCATAACTGAATCCGATGGAGGAGAGATGAATATGGAGGGATGTAGTATTATGAATGAAGAAAATGTTTGTAATATTATGCCAGATTGTGATACTGCCGATTTTGGAACACCAGTTTCCAATTCATTGAAAGATGACGGAGAAATTGAAAATCTCAAGAACTTTCTATCGAGACCTATTACTATATTTGATGAACAATACCTTGCAAATGCGACAAAATTTGCTGAGAT